ACCGCGTTATTGAGTACAGTACACTCGGCTATACCTTGCACAAACTGGTCTTGCGGATTACCATCATAGTTAAATGTAAAACCATTCAATAATGGATTACATAATAAAAATAATGTCGCGCATAGTTCCTTAAACATCGTCGTCCTTTTCCATAAATACGTGTTCGACCTTTAATTTTATCTGTTCCGGTGTCCGTTGTCGATGTATTTTTGTCCCGGGTTTCCAAGATTGCCTGTAATTAGTCGTTTTTACATCAATCTTTCTTACCTCTCCTGTCTTCTCATTGACTATAACCATGTCAATCGGTCCTTTAGGTGATACATTACGAAACACCCAGTAACCTTCTTTCAAAAATTTAATCGTTGCTTTTAGTTCGTTTACGTCGCCTACTTTTTGTTTATCTCGCCCCATGATGGTCCTATCTCTGCATCAACTTTGAGAGGAACTTTTAACTCAACGGTATTCTCCATAACTTCTTTGATCCGTGTTGCTTGTTCCGGGTTCTCAATAGAACAGTTTAATTCATCATGTACCAATGCTTTATGAATACCAAAAGCTCTTGGCTCCCATAAATCAAAGCGACACTTACGGCCTAGCAGTGTGCGTAAGAAACCAACATTATCTGCTTTGCGTGTTGCTTGTTCCATGAGCTGTTTAACAAAGGGAACGTTCGCATGAAACTTAGCAAACAAATCTTCGGTCTCGTCTCTATCTAAACCTAACTCACTAGATAGTTTACCTTTACCCATACCGTACATCATACCAAGATTGATTGTCTTGGCTGTACGCCGGTCTATGCCGGCCATATCGGCGACAGCTTGGTGAAAGTCGGGGTCCTGTGTCTTATATGACTCAATGACCTCGTCGGCGCCTTTCAAGCCACCGCCGGTAAGCGCGGCGAAGTGCACAAGAACGCGTGGTTCTTGCTGAGAGTAGTCGAAACTACCCCACTTGCAACCCTCGTCTGGGACGAAGATTGATCGTATCAACGGCCCGATATCTTTATTACGTGCAGGAATTTGTTGTAGGTTTGGATTACTATAACTGAACCGTCCGGTGACTGTTCCTCCTGTTTCACCACGCATTTGATTGATATCGGCGTGAATTCTACTGTGTGAAGAGTGTGTTAATATTGTGTCAATAAATGTTGTGCGTGCTTTATTGAACTCTCTTGCTTGTACAACCATTTTTGCTAATGGATGTTTGTGTGTTGTTAAAAAGTTTTTATCAAACTTTGGTTGCCCGGACTTCTCTGTGCGCTCGTATTTAATTTTTAATTTATCAAATGCTTTTGCTACACTTACTGCGGCCCAGACATCTACATCAACACCTGTATCTTTTTTAATTTGTGTGAGTAATGTTGTTTCTTTTTTCTGTAAATCTTTTTTTATTCTATCTGCTTTATCTAAATCAACACGAACCCCTTTTGATTTCATATCTAATAGACATGGAAATAGTCGTGTCTCTAAATCAAATATACTAGATAACTCTTGTTTAATTATTTCTACTTTAAAAAACTGCCATAGTCTTAATGTTAAGTCTGCATCTTGTTCTGCATAAGGACCAACATACATTGCCGGTAGTTTATACATCTGTGCTTTTGCATCAACACCCCACTCTTTTGCGGCTTCGTATAATAAACCTTCTGACTTTGTTTCTTTGAGATAGTCTTTACCTAACTCGTTTAGTGAATATCTAAATCTGTTTTCATCTATAAGTGGCGCGGCAATCAAGGTATCTATAATTTTACCTTTTACTTCTACACCCCACCATCTAAGCCAACCTACATCGTAAGCGGCATTATGAAATACTTTATCGCATGGTAGGTTCATGATCTTTTGTATGTGACGCTTGAGTATATTCTCATCAAAGTTACCACCACCCTCGTGACGTATAGGGAAGTAACCCTTCCAACCTTCTACGGCAATAGCAACACCGGCTATATAGCCATTGTTAATAGCCCAACCCGGACCTTTTGTTTTAATATCTGGATCGTATGTCTCTAAATCTATAGCTATTTCTTTTGCTTCGGAGAGATTAGGAACTTTCTCTGGTGGTGTCCACTCACTCGGAGGTTGAAACAGTGGTATTTGTGTCATCTTCTTTCCTATCGTTTATTTCACCCGCAATCGCCGCATATCCCGCCATGTCTATGTAACAATCTTTTGTAGGTCTGTGTTTGAGTCTTGCCACTTTTACAAGTAACATACATATCGCCACATCGTGTGCTGATATTTTATAGTCTAAATAACCACTCCATAACTTTGCAATGTTTTCATGATTCTGATACTTGTCACCATAATCATGTTGACGTTGACCAGTAACAATCTTTGCCGCCGTATCTAAATACTCTCTAGTCTTCATCTTTCTCCTTTTTGTTGATAGACCGTAAATCATTTGTAAGTAGTTGTAAATCAAGTAATAATATTTTTAATTCTTGATCAACTTTCTCACGGTTTAATTTTGGTAACTGTGCACGTATCTTACGTATTTGTTTTTCTGTTACACTGACTTGTTTCAATGCAGTCTCTATTGTAAACATTAAAATGCCTCCGTAAATTCTCTGTCCGTTTGTGAACGAACAATGTTTAATGTATTTCTTGCACGCGTCATTCCCACATAGAATACACGTCTCTCTTCATCTCGTTGTGACCAATACGATACATCAGCCTTACGAGTTAAATCTGTTAATAGCATTACGTTATCTGCTTCACCACCTTTTGATCCGTGTATCGTGGACAGTTTGATCCGTGGTGCGCGTCTAATGTTTTCTTGACGACGTAAACACATACGTACATACGTTTTTTTAGTAGACTCAATATTTTCTAGTGCCTTAAACCAAGGTAAATCTTTATCTAATTTTAATCCATAACTTTCTTTCAACATATCAAAGGTAAACATTTTATCTTTATCTACATTTGCCATTCCTTTAAATTTTTTATCGACACCTGTATTTATTTTTATGTAATTGTAAAATGATTTAACTCTTTTAAGATCTAATTCTTTTCCTCTGCGAATATCTTCCCATGCCAATATAGCTTGATGCACAAGTTTATTGATAGAGGTGCGGTCTCCTCGCTCATAAAAGTAACCATAAATTTTTAATTCTTCTTCTAATTTATCTAAACGGTAGCCATCTCTTGCTAGTACTAACCACTGTCCTTCTTTCATTTTTTGTAACTGCTCAACCGGGTGTATGTTTACTTGACCTTTTTCATCACGCGCTGTCCATTCTTTATCCACTCTATCTTTGACACGCTTAATTAATTTATTTGCTTTTGCGTGAATAGACTCTGATAATCTGTATGACTTATTTAGTATAGTTCTTTTACCGTCCATGTTCATCAAGAACTCTGGTCTTGCCCCCGCCCAACGATAGATTGCTTGATCATCATCACCGGCTATGTACACACGTTTTGCTTTTGTAAGAACACGCTCTACCATTTTCCATTGCAACCAACTAAGGTCTTGTGCTTCATCTACAATCACCACATCAAAGTTTGGCATAAGGTCATAATGTTTTTTATTGAAGTCCACAATCATGTCTGTCATGTCATATTTGTTTCTCTCTTTTTTATAATCAATTAATGACTTATCAATGTACTTTAGTTTACGTAAACCACCTTCGATGTTTCCAACATCGGGATAATTAAAGTAAGCTTCAGAAGTTAGTCCTCGTATCTTTGCACCATCAATGACTTGCATAAACACATCATCGGGAAAACCTGCACCATATTTTTTTATGTTGTTGTTTGGATTACTTAATTTTATCTGTGTCTTGTCAGATATTCTTCTGTAATCTTCATCACTCATGATGTTTTCATCTTTTAGATGTAACTCTCTGTATGCTAAACTATGCAGTGTACGAAAGTTTGAGAAGTCTTTTACGTCATAATTTAGTTGTGAGATAGCACGAGACAATGCTTCATCTGCCGCTTGATTTGTAAATGCAAGATAAGCAATCCTGTGTGGTGATACATTGTTTTCACGCAACTCTTTTTCTACGATGCGCAGTAAGTACGTTGTCTTACCTGTTCCCGGGGGACCAAAGATAATATTTCTATCCATTAAAAAGGTGTCTCCTCAGTCATGTCTGGCGTATCAAACTCATCGCTACTTTTTTTAATCCAAGGTACATACCAAAGATACGCTGTCTTACCTTTTATTTTTCTTCTTACATCTCCGCCGCCTAATTTATTTCTAATATGA